GCGCCCGTGTTGACGACCTGCTCCCCGTAGGCGTACACCTGCCCCAGCTCGCCACACACGGGGCAGGTGCTCACCTCAGTCTCAGGCTTTCGCGGCATCCAGTCTCACCAGATACTCGGCGGTCGGGCCCTCCTTGCCGAAGAAGAGCGCCCACTGCGCAGGGGTGCCAGACGCTGCCAGCCACTCCTGCGCGTAGCGGTTGCTGCTCTCAATGCTGGCGTTGCCCCAGCAGGTGTGCGCACCGTCGCTCAGCACCAGTCGGCTTGGCGTGTGCCAGTGCCCGTAGAAGAGAAAGTCGAACGGCTGCACTGAAAGATTCCAGCCCTGCGCGCGCTTGGCGATCGCGTAGAACGGAAGCCCGAAGGCGCCGCCCTTGAACTGATCACCGTGCACCAGCATGGCAGTCTTCCCACCCGGCAGCTCAAGCATGTCGTACCAGTGACGCCCACCCAGTGTGAGCGACTCCTTCCAGTCAACGCGCTTCTCGCCCTTCAAGTGCTCGGCTGCGATGCGATAGAGAATCGCGTCAGCGTTGCTCTCGTTGGAGTGGTCGCCGTAGCGCCCGAGTCGCCCGTGGTTGCCGATCGCACCACGCACCGTGACCTTCGGAGCGAGTGCTGCCATGGCCCGCACGAACTGCGCGAGCATCCCAGCACCCTCAAAGATTTGGACGTACAAGCCGCCGCGCTCTACTTCATAGGCTTGGCTCGGGAAGATGTTGCCGTCGGACTCAACGAAGTCGCCGAGCAGCACCACGGCAATCTCCTTGACGGGAGTGCCGTGCAGTTCTACCAGCCGCTGAATCTTCTGCGCCAGCAGTTCGATGCGAGCCTTCGCCACTTCGATGCTGTACGTCTCCGAGTACTTGCCGAGCTGCCAGTCCCCGACTAGGCAGACGAGTGTCTCGGCTTCGCCCTTCTTGCCTGACGCCTTCGGCTTCGGCACGGGCGGGATGGTGATGCTCAGCGCGGCATCCTTCGCCGCCTGATAGACGGCAGCCACTAACTCCTCACGGGCAGCGTCACGCTTCGCCAGTTGGCGGAGTGCACGCTTGTGGGCTTCGGTGACTTCTTGGAGCCGCTGCTCCATCTGCAACTCGTCGCTCATGAGTTGCACGCGCACTCGCCCCGGCGGTGCCTTCCGATTGTCCAGAAGCTCACGGTGAAGCCGCGCTTCTCAAGCCATGCGCTGAGCGCCTTGGCGGTAATCGCGGGATCAGCGAGCCCTGCGTGCAGCGTCTCCCAGTCCTTGCCCTCAAGGTGCACGGTCGTCATGCCGCAAGGTGGCCCCTTGCGTGGCTTGCTCAGCGCCCTGAGCTCTTCGAGTCCGTCCATGTGAACACCTCCAACTGCTTGCGGCACCTGCAAGGGTGCCTGCTCGCAGCCTACACCAGCACTTGTGTCAAGTGTCTGGCGGGGTGTGTGGCTAGTTTTTCTCCTTGATTCCGAAGGCGGTGTTCTTCGGGTCGAGATACTTCACCAGCACCTGCAGCCCTGACGCCAAGCCAGCGGATACGACGGTGCGGAAGTCGCCGCCGTTGATGTCAAGCAGCGGGATGCCGAGCCCGAGCGCCACGGAGATGCTCACCGTGACGAAGGTTCGGACGAACTCAATGAGGGCTTCGTCGATGCCCGTGTTGTCTTTGATGTACTGCAAGAACGTCATCATCTTGGCTGGTGCTCCTTTGACCTTGGCAGCCGCAGCCGCTGCACCACTCGCAGCGTTGAACGCCCTCCCAGCCACTGCTCCGAAGTCTACCTTGCCGAGAGCCTCAAGCTGGGCATCCACGGCGCTGACCTTCTTCTCGACTGGAGTGGTGGACGCGGCGGGGAGTTGCACCCCGCGTGTTGGCTCAGGTGCCACTACGGGCTCCGCTGCCACTGCTACGCGCGCCCCTGCGTTGACTGGTGCTGCAACTGGCTCGGGTACTGCGACGGGCGCAGGAGCCGGGGCTGCTGCCTTCTTCGGGTAGGTGACAATCAGCAGGCACTTGTAGTCGACGCCCGCCTTCTTCGCCTTGAACTTGCTGTTGGCAATCTGGCGCAGCTGCTCCTCACTGACCTGCGCGCCGTACTTCTCAGCGGCGACTTTCTCGTCACGGGTTGGGCAAGCCCACTGCCAGCCGTGATCTTCGCACCAGCCTGCAGACGTCATGTGACCGTAGCCTGCTTTGATCTTCTCGGGGGCGTTCTTCGTCCACCACTTCACCCAGCGGTCATGCCACGCGCTGATCTTCAACCCTGCTGGGTAGAAGGCTGGCCCCTGCTGCACCCACACCATCAGGGCGGCGCCAGCCTTGGCGGCGGTCACGGCATCGTCCCAGCTCTTGGCGTAGCGGGCTTTCCCTCCTAGAGCCGCAATGACCTTGACGGCTTCGGCGAGACTGCCGCCATTGTCGGACTTGCCTTGCACGTCCTTGCGACCTGTGACTCTCTTCATGACGATCACTGCCTCAGCGGCGCTGGGATTTGCTGCCCCGGCTGACGCCCATGTAATAACTGCAGCGCATGATGCCCATGTGCAGTCGTCAAGAATCTGCTTGGCGCCCTTTAGTTGGGCTTCACTGTCCGAATAGAGCTGGCTCTTCACAAGGTAGCGTGGCATCAGGCAATATCCTTCTTCACAAGCACTGCGACGGCTCGCCCTGCGGCATCGTGGCTCAGTGCGGCGCTGACGGGGAAGCCCTCAGTGGCGCCTTCGGCGTAGTCGTTGCCGTCGGCTGCGCGCTTCCAAAGCGTGCCACCGTAGGCGCTGTTGTTGTCGTTGGGCACCAGTGCAACCCACTCGCCCGGAGCCGTCTTAATGCGAGTCCAGCCCTGCGCGTGAATCTCTTCGATGTGATCAGCCGCCGTCATGTTTACTCCTTGCCCCAACGTAGGGGCCCTGTCACTGCCCACAATGCGAGCAGCACTAAGATGCTGATGCCGACGAAGTCGCGCGTGCCAGACTCCGGGAGCACGATAAAGGCGGTCGTCATCCCCAGCCACGTCCAGCTGGACGCCGCAAGGTCGAGTGCAAAGTCCTTCAGATGCTTCACTGCTTTCCCTTTCGTGAGCCTCCGATTGACGCCGCACCAGCCGCCGCAATAGCCGCCTGAGCGACTTGCGTGATGATGACTGCGGGGATGATTGTAGCCGCTGCCTTCTTCTTTTCTTCAGGCGTCAAGTCGTGTCCAAGATTGGCAACGAACGCAGCGGCTTCGCCGAACGCTTCGGCGACGGCTTCAACTGCAGCGCCGGGGTCAATCACGAGCGGCCCATCCGTGGGCTCGGGCGTGGGCTCGGGCGTAGGCTCAGGAGAAGGCACTGGTGAGGGTTCTTCAGAAGGCTCTGGGAGGGGTGTTTCCGCCACGCTGGGGCTCGGAGAAGGCGATTCTGGGGTAGGTGTAGGGGTCGGCGTAGGCGTCGCCGTAGGGCTCGGCTCTACGGTTGGCGTAGGAGAAGGCTCAGGGCTAGGAGTAGGAGCAGGGCTAGGTTCAGCCGTAGGAGTTGGCGAAGGCTCAGGTGATGGTGTCGGCTCGGGCGACGGCTCGGGTGTGGCAGTCGGGTTCGTGGACGGTTCAACACTTGGCACCTCAGGGCTTGGCTCCTCAGATGGGAGCGGGCTAGGTTCAGGGCTAGGTTCAGGGCTTGGCTCTGGTGATGCTGGCACGAAGTCGGGGTCAGTGATGGTCAACACACCAGCGCCGCAGCAGGTGTCCAGCGCCCACACTCTGAAGCCGTAGACGTCCCCCGGCATGACGTCCAACTGGATGCTGCCGTTGCCTTGCTGCCCTTGCTGCATCAGGTCAGTGGTGACGCCGTTGATGACGAACTGCGGGCGGTCGAACCATGCGCCGTCAATGGTGCTGTACGCCCACAAGAACGCGATGGTGCCAGCGGCGTCAGCCGTGGTGGAGTAGGTGACGGTGTTGGAGCCCACGCCAGCATCGGGGCCAGTGATGACGAAGCCGCCGTCAACGAGCTGCACGCTGCCGTTGAAGGTGATGTCAGCAGTCCAGTCGGATGCGATGACGGGCACTGCACGCAGCAGCACGAAGGCAGCCAGCAGCGGGATGAGTACGCGGCGCACTACTTGCCCTGCGATTGCAGCCACGCCAGCAGCGCGCCGATTCCCCCAACTCCGAGCATGGCACCCAGTGCCCGAAGGACGGCGAGCCCGCCCCGCATCTCGTCAATCTGGCTCTGCAGTTTGTCGATCTTCGCGCTCTGCGAATCTAGTCGCTCAATGATCGCTTCGGCTTGACTGCGGGTCATCGTGCCTCCAGCGCGGCAGTCAGCGCGAGCAGCGCGGCGGTGCGCGTCGTGCCTGTGCCTGTCACAGTGGGGTCGCCCCAGATACTGTCTGACGCGCCAGCAGTCCACACGCCGTCAATCTGATCGAGCAGGGTGACTTGCCAGCCGTGAACGGCAGCGGCAGCCAGCGCATTGTTGAGTGCCTGAAGTTCAGCGTCCATTATGCGCCGATCCTTCCGACGCTAAGAACAGGAGAAACGCCAACTCCAGCAGTAGTGTTGAGAGCGCCGCCTGATTGCTGCAAGGCGTGGAGTTCAACTTCGTCGCCGCTAAAAAGGTAAACATTAGTGGTGACGCTCAGAATCGTTGTGCCACCAGGAGATGCCCCTACCTGCACATTTGCTCTCTCGGATCCGTTTACAAAGATTCGTAGTAGTCGCCTTCCTGTTGTATTTGTTGCAAACGCAAGGCCGCCATTGACGCAATAAAAGCCATCCTGCCCAATCACGATTCTGTCGTTGGCATTATCAAACCAGCCTTGCGGATCGTAGGAGTCAATAGTTGGCGTGCTGCTCGCAGTGTTGAAAGTTAGTTTGACTGAAGTGTTATTCGCCAGCGACTGCGCGGCTGTCGCAGTGACACGCGCGAGCCAGTTGGAGTTAGCGCCATCAAGCCTAGCATCACCGCTCACGCTAAAGGTGCCAGCGATTCCAGTATTCCCAGTTCCACCATTTGCACCGATGATCAGGTCGCCGCCACCCTGCTCAAAGACAGCGGCCTGATAGGTTGCGGAATCGCTATTGTCGGTGATAAAGAATGCTGAGAAGAACGAGCGAAGTTTTACTTCTGCAATGTCGCCAGTCAGCGCAGCAGTTGTTCCTGTAGTTTCTGCTGTGATAACTAGGTAGACATAGGCAGCGTCAGACGGCGCAGTTTGAGTAGTTCCTGAAGCTGGAACAAGCGATCCGACTGTCGTCCTAGTACCAGTTGCGCCAGTTCCAGTCGTCGTCAAGTCCTGCTTGACATAGGAGTAGGTGAGCCTGAATCGTGCATTTGTTCCGAGTGCTTCAGAGACATACGCATCTGGCACGATGGTAAGAGCGCGATCTCGGCTCGTTGCGATTGGGATGTATCGGCTGATCTGCGCGCTCTTGCCAGTCAGCGTGCCGGTGTTGATCGTCCAGCGAAGCACATTGCCAGAGCCAGCTCCTGCATCTGCGACGACGGCGCAGGTGATTGCGCCTGCGCTGTTGACATCGGTGAAAGTCCAGTACGGCAGCGCGTTGTCTTCGGTGATAGTTGCGTCAGCGTTAGGAGGCGCAATGGCGAAGTCACCGTTGGCAACTCCAGCCTGAATCTCGCGCAAGGCAGCGGGCCCAAAGAGCAGGGCAGTCTCGCCGTCGCTGTCGCCGTTGACAAGCACGGCGTCATCCTGCGAGATAACACTGCCGCCCGAGTTGGCGAGCTGCTGCTGGTCGGAGCCGAACTTATCAACCATGTCTTACCCCTGCAAGAACTTCTTCAACGGATTGCGTGGTACTCGTTCACACGTCAAGTCGAACTGCCGAATCATAGAGCCCGGCTCGAAGGTCATGGTCAGCGACTCGATGCGGTAGAGCCCGCTGAGGTCGAGCGACGACGCCACGATGCTGACGTACTGCCCAGCCTCCCAACCATCCTGCAAGATGAAGGTGCTCACGGCTGTCTGCTTGTACCCCTTGACGAAGCCGTAGGGGTTGTTTGTGGTGTCAGCCCCGCGCACGCTGAAGGAGATGCTGCGCTGCGGCGCGGCGCGGTTTGGGTAGGTGTCTGTCCCGAAGTACTTCTTGCCGTAGTCCGTGATTTTGTCGCTCCACTGCACGCCGCTGCCTGCGCGCCTTGGCATCGGCGTCACGGTGATCAGCGTCTCAGGTCGGGGGCCGTTGCGGGTCGTCATGCCTGCACCGTTCGGCGCCGCCTGATCGTAGACGCGACCGTATGGGTCTTTCACGGTGTAGACGCCGCCGCTGATCTTGGCGTCGTACTTGCTGACGACTTCGTTCATGATAAAGCGCGCCTTCTTGACGATGACGTCATGATCAAGGCTTACCTGAAGATTGCGCACCTGCAGCGTGGCTGCCGCAGCAACTGAGCCGTAGGGGTCATAGGTTGCCGTGGTGACGACCTTGAACGGAGCCGTGGCGTAGGTTGGCGTGGCGCTGCCCAAGCGTGCATAGTTGATAGTTCCGTTTGGCGCCACCCAGTAGCGGCGCTCTTCACCGTCTTTGGCTTCGGCTGCCTGCTTGATCGTGTCAAGGCATGCGCGCAGCGTGCCCGGCACCATAAGCAACTGCCCGACTGTCACGGCGGTGCCCGTGTATGCGGGCGTGGTTGCAGTGTTGACGATCAGTCTGTTGGCGGTGCGCCCGCTGGTGCCCGTGCTGAACGCCATGGCAGCGTCTGCTTTGCTCACCAGCGCGGTGACGGCTGCCTGATCCGTCGTGACGCTGGAGCCGATCACGAAGTTTCCCGTGAAGTCATTTCTCGTACCTGTCACCAGTCGCCCCTTGTAGACGATGATCTTATCCAAGAAGGTTGACGCGACTGCGGCGGTGACGCTGGCACGGGTGCCCAGTCCGTTCTCGGCAAGCTCGGCGTCAATCTTCGTGATGTACCCCAAGAAGGTGGTTGTGCCGCTGACTTGAAAGCGCACGCGCGCGTTGTCATAGACTGCGCCCGACTTCCACCATGGCCCGCCCGCTGGGGTCTTGACCTGCACCACGTCGAACGAAAGAGCGCCGCCTTCGCCGTTGGCGTCTTGCGTCAGGCTCACGCTCTCAGGGTCAACCCATGGCGTCGTTGGGCTGGCGGTGCTGTAGTCGTCAAGGATGTTGGCGCCGCTGTTGACGCCGTCCACGATGATGGCGAAGGGGTGCGTCGCCATGGGCTACTGGCGATTCAAGTTGGACGTGTCAATGATGCGCCCGAGTGAGTCAGTCACGATGGAGTCAACGCTCTTCTCGCCGATTTTGACGGTGATGACTGGCACGCCGTACTGGTCAACGATTGTGCCGGGTGCTGTTGGCGTAATGTTGCCACCCATGCGCATGTATTTATCGTATGAGGCGCCCTTGCTGACGTCCGACGCCTTGCCGAACGCTTTCAAGAAGTCGTCCACTGCAGTGATCAGCCCAGCGATAGCGCCCGCGATGTTGGCGATTGTGTCAATCAGCAGGCTCATGATGTTGCCGATTGCGCCGACTGCCGTGGCGAGTGGGCCCTTGCCGTCGCCCCAGAGCGTGCCGATGACGTCGCCGAGTGCGGTGAGCAAGCCGCCCGGGCCCGTCAGTTTCTCAATTAGCCCGCCGACGCTGTCGCTGATTCTGCCGAAGATGGGCCCGACAACCTTGCCGACTGAGTCAAACACGCCGCCCGGCTTCGTCATGTTGTTGATGTTGTCCTGAATCATCGGCCCGAAGGTATCCACAAGCCCCTTGCCAACTTTCTCAATAATGGGGAAGGCAGTGTTTAGGGCGCTGGTCAAGGCTGGCACTGCTTTCTCACTAATGAAGTCCAGCCCCTTGCTCGCGTATGGAAGTAGCTTGTCGCCAAACTCTTTCATTACATTGCCGATTTTTTCTTGGGCGATGGTGAACTTCCCGCTGACCGTATTAGCCGCTGCCTGAGCGGAGCCGCCGTATTTCTTAGTGACTGCGTTCAGTGCCCCTAAACCCTTGACGCCTTTCTTGACTTCTACGCCAAGCCCCTTGAGGCCCTTAGTGTTTCCCGCATACGCCTTGCCTACCAGTGAGGTGGCTTCTTCTAGGCTGATCCCCTTAGCGGCAGCAACGTCAGCCGCAACGTTCTGAATCCTGATGGCGTCGCTGAACTTCTTTGTGAACTGCGTCGCGGTAATCAGACTTTCTCGAACGGCGTCGCCAGAAAAGGCAAGGTTTTCTAGTCTGGCTGTTTGCGTCTGAACGGCTGCGCTGTTGGCTTCCGTGAGCATGCCGCGCGTCTTGAGCACGCCGTTGAGCCGGGCGATCTGCTTCTCTTCGTCTGCAGCGGCGGAGGTGGCAGCGATGGCGAAGGCAGCAACGGCGCCAGTGATTGCCAAGGCGCCAACGGCTGCAGTCTTCAATCCACTGCCAAGGGCGGAGCCTGCCTTCTTCAGCGAGCCGAAGCCCTTCCCGATCTTTCGCAGTGTGGGCGTGGCGTCGTCGATCGCCTTGATGACCATGTTCATGGTGCCCTTGTTCATGTCAGCCCTTTCTTCCCCTGAACTTGATCTTGCCGTCTAAGAACGCCATGACGGTGTTGTTTAGCACCTCAATGGCACGAGCCTGCACGCTCGGCTCAGTGACGGCGTCCTTGACAAAGTCACGCCCAGCGATGCGCTTGACGTTGACTCTACCCCGTGTCTTCGTGTTTCTCACCCCAGATGTGCCACTCACCACAAACCAGCGATACCATGCGCCCTTCATGTCGCCCCGGCTCTTGCCCGCCTTCACGCCGACAACGCTGGAGGGGCGGTCGTTTATACCCTTGCGCGCAGCGATAGCGCCCCTTAGGCGTCCAGTGCGCACGGGTGCCTTTGCCTTGATCGGCTTGACCATGGTGCGGGCGGCGTTCAGGGTGGCGAGCTGCAGCATTGCCTTGAACTTGCGCGGGTTGCTTGATTCCAAGAAGCCAAGGCGCAGTTCGTCCGTCGCCTTGAGCGACTGAGGGGTGACGAAGATTCTGACCTTCTCGTTGCCCTTAGCGGCCACGCTTCACTTCTTTCGGCTGCAGTTCGGCGTAGAGTGCCCACGCCTTGACGACTAAGTCTAGCGGCGCTTCTTCGACTTCCCACGGAAACTTGCCGAACTCTTTCGCCAAGATGTGGAAGATGATCTCGGGCGGTGGCTTGACGGCTTGCCCAAGGCTAATCTGCCGGGCGGCAAGCCTTACGCTTTTGGGAGTGCAGCAGCCTCAGCAATAAACTTCTCAGCAGCGTTTTCAAGGGCCTGCACTGGTGCCTCAAGCGGGTCGCTGGTAGGCGTGCCGTCAAGATCGCTCCAGCCTTCAATGCTGAGGATCATCTTCGTGTAAGCCTGCAAGCGTGTCGCCATGCTCTCGCTCTCAAGGTCAATCAGCACGCGGGCGCTGATGCGTGTGAGTGGGCGAAAGGTTGCGTGCCAGCCTGCGAAGTCACCGTCTAGGTGAACGATCACTGGATCAGTTGCGGTGCCTGCCATGTGCTCCTCCTCCCCGCCTGTAGCGGGCTACTTTATGGGCGCGCCGAGAGTGGTGAATCCACCCAGCAGAGAATCGAGTTCGTGCCGTTGCTGGCGAGCTGCAGGGTCACGGTGTTGAGGATCAACCCGTCGGACTCTGAGCCGATGACGCTGACGTTCTCAACGACGCCGCAGATGTTGGCGGTGAAGCCGTAGCCGTTGGCGTCAAGTCCCTGCACCTGAACGAACTTCGTGGTGCCGATGTCGCCGACTGGGAAGGCGCTGGTGGCGGCGCTGTTCGATGCGATGGTCAACTCAAGGGTGCCGTCAAGGGCTCCCGTGTAGGCGACGCCGCCAGCGTTGACGTTCGTGGTGGAGCCGTTGAGCACCTGCAGCGGGGCTGCGCCCGGCATAAGGGTGAGGCTCCAGTTCGTGATGAAGCTGGAGTAGGCGGTGCCCGTGCCCGTCTTCGCAGTGATCATGGAGCCGTGCGTCTTCAGTCCGAAGAGTCGCCCCGGGATGAAGTACTGCGCGGCGAAGGCAGCGGTGCTGGTGTCCGTGGTGGTGCTCAGTGCGCGTCCAGCCCACGTGGTGCCCATCTGCAGAAGGCCCGACTGATCGGCGCTGAGGGTGATCTCCGTTGGCACGCAGCCGTCGATGATGAACTTCTGCACGCCGTCCGTGACGTAGAGCGAGTAGGTCTCAAGCGTGTCAACGTCCGTCTGGCTTGGAGCGTACGCCCACGTGTACGGGCCCGAGCCCGTTGGGGTGATGGTGGCGAGTGAATCGAAGATGATTGGCAGCGTGCGGAGTGACGCAGGCGCTTCGCCGAAGCTGACGACTGGAGCCTTGGCGGTGATGGTTGCTGAAGCGGCGACGCGGCGTGGGCGGATGCCGACGCTCTTATCATCAGCCAAGTCAACGGTCACGCCCGGGTCAACGATGCCGACGATGTCCGTGTGAAGGAGTTCGCCGTTGGCGTCGTTGAAACTTGCAGGCGTGCCGTAGCCGCTCTCGCTCTTGACGACGACCTTCGTGAAAGACTTAGCGCCTAGCGTTGGCATTACTTGGACTCCTTCTCAACTTTCGCCGTGGTGGCGTTGGGCTTATTGTGAACGATTTCAACGAGCCCGCTGGCTGCCAGCGATGTGGCAACTGCGGCGTCGATCTCCACCACGTCATCAGACGCGGGAAGGTACGGGTTGCCCTCAGCACGGGGCTGGATGACCTTGACCTTCAACACGTTAGGCTGTGACATTGACTCCCTCAAGAATACTCACCTGCAGCTCAGCCGTGATCGTTAGGTAGATCACGTCGCTCCAAGTATCTGTGCCGATTGTAGTGCTTGTGACGATTGCCTGAGCCACGTCGGCTGTGTTTAGTTGCACCTGCCCGTCAAACACCCCACGGAGCCACGTGCGCCACGTGAGGAGGTCGGCGTACTTGCGGGCCATGTCAGCCTGCTCCTGCAGATAGATTACGACGCTGACCGTGAGCAGGGTGGTGCGGCTGCCGCCCGTGCCGTAGCTGATGGTGTCGCCGCCGGGGATGCAGACGGCTGCAGGCACCACGGCGAGATTGTCAGGCGGGGTGGCGTGGGCTGCTCGGAGCGTGTACCCCGCTGGCTTCGTGGCTGCGACTAGGCGAGCCGCTACGGCTTGATGGATCGTGAGGTCGTTCATCAGATGGCGAGCCCGCCGCGCAGGCGGTACGGCTCGAGAAGGACGCGGGCTTCAGGGTGCAGGGCTGCGCTCATGCGGAGCACGCCGCCCAAGTCTTGCGAGCCGATCACGCCGAAGGGCGCCGTGCGGCTTGACCAGATGGCGCCCGCCTGAATCAGCGCCGCCTGCTTGACGGCTGCTGGGACTGAGGGCCAGCCGAAGACGCCAGTGACCTTGACTTCAAGGTATCCGACGGGGAAGTTGTAGTCGGCATTGCTGAACGGGCTGGTGTCAATCTCCGTGTAGGGGCGAGAGTCCAGTGCTGCGTTGCGCGGAGCCAGCACGTAGTCGTTGGACGTCCACACCTGCGAGTAGGTGCCGTCGCCGTTGATGTCCGTCGCCAACTGGCTGACGGATACGATCGGGTCAGTCAGCACGAAGTCAAAGCGGTCGGCGGTGTAGTAGCGCGTCTGGCTTGCCGTCTGTCCGAAGCCGACCTTCGTGTCGACGTAGTTGTTGATGAGTTGATCGGCAGCGTCAAGGCATGACTGCAGCGGGGTGTCGTCAGTGGTGTCAGTGATCCCGATGCTGCTCTTGAACTCGGCAAGGGTGGCGTAGCTCATGAGCGATTACCCAAGCGCATCACGTAGACGAGTTCGTCTTGGCTCCCGGTGCGGATGCCGTAGAGCGCCCCATTTGGTGGAAGCCGAAACTCCACCGTCTGATTCTCATGCAAGCCGAAGCCCGTGCCCGACGTCACCGTAGCGGTGCCGATCTCGATGCCGTGGTTGGCGTGCGTGTGCAGCAAAACAATGCAGCCGTCCGTGTCTGCCTGAACGAGCAGCGTTGGCGTTGCGGTGACGCTGATCTGCGCGGTGCTGACTTCTGCCATTAGTTTCTCCCCTTGCGTGGCTTGGAGGTTGTCTTCGGGAGTGTAGCGCGCTCAGGCTCCTGCTCAAGCGTTGCACGCTCCTGCACCTGTGGCACGGGCACTGGCACGGCGTAGCCGTGGCTGATGAGGTTCACGGCTTCGCTGGTTGGCAGGTCAATCTCGCCGCCAATGGCGGGCCATGGCTGCCCGTTGCGGGTGCCGTCTAGTCGATAGATGAGTCGCACTTTCATGTTGCCCTCCTGCTAATGGTGACGGGGAGCCGAGCCGAAGCCCGACTCCCCGCCGCCTGCGAGTCTAGTCCCGAAGGATTAGACGTTCGCGCCCTTGAACGTCCTGACAGCGAGCGGGTCAATGAGTCCCGTTGCACCACGGAGGATTCCGCGATAGCTCACGAGCCCCGTGCCGAAGGCGAAGGAGCGGTCAGCCTCAATCGCAGGCGCGCCCGCGATTGCGGTGTAGATGGCCCCAAGGTCGCCGAAGGCGATCGAGAGAGCTTCGTCACCGTTATCAGCCAACGCGGCTGAATAGACTGGGAAGCCAAGGATCGTGTCTGGGCGGTTCTGATCGCCCGGCACGAAGATTGGGCGGCTTGCGCCGTCAACGAGTCCCATGACTGCACCAAGCGTGGTGTCGTTCATGAGGAAGCCGCGCTTCGCAGCGCGACGATACTGCTGCTTCACCGAATAGATGAGGCTGACAAGGTTCGCGTAGGTTGGGGCAAC